CAAGTACATAGTAACCCTTGCGTCCACGCAAGTCAATACTTAAATGCAAGTTTTTTGCAGTAAAAAGCATATTTTGTTTACATCAACGCAAGGGATGAACTATTATATAAATAAGAAGGGAGGTGCTTTTATTATGAAAACTAACGACCTTATAAGGATGCGCAGGCTTGAATTGGATATGACAATGAAAGAACTGGCGGCGAAAGTTGGTGTTTCGGAAGGCACTATTTCCCGTTGGGAGAGCGGTGATATTGAGAACATGAAGCGGGATAAGATAGCGGCACTGGCGCGCGCTTTGGAAGTCCCGCCCGCAGTTCTGATGGATTGGGAAGAGTACGACGCGGAGCGGATCCAGCGGGGCAGGGAAGCCCGGAGACTCTACGAACTGGCATTGCGGTCTGACATTAAGAACGTCGAGATTGCAATAGACTTGCTGAAAAAGTTGGAGGATGTCCAATGAAACCCCGTCAGCTTCCTTCCGGTGCCTGGAACTGCCGTGTCATGGTCGGCGGCCAGAGTTACTCTTTCACCCATCCCGACAAGCGCACCGTCATGCGCATGGCTTCCGACTTTGCCGACGCACAACGCGAAAAGGTCCGTAATCCCACGTTATCACAGGCGTGTGAGGATTTTATCACGGACCGCGAGAAAACGCTTTCCCCGTCCACTATACGCAGTTACAGAGGCATTGTTGGAAAGATTGCAGAGCGGAATCCGTCCATAATGCAGAAAAAGGTCATAGTGCTGACCGATAAGGACATTTACAACATTGTCCGTCCACTGCGGACATTAAAGACTAAACGTAATTACGTAAACTTTCTCCAATCTGCCACTGGTCGGAAATTCTCCGTCAATCTCACTGGCACCGCATCCCATGAAATCGCCGTTCCAACCGACCTTGAAGTGATGGGACTGCTTGTCATATTCCAAAATACCGAAATGGAGATTCCTGTCATGCTCGGTGCGTTCGGTGGACTTAGGCGCGGTGAAATCTGCGCTCTGACCATGCAGGACATTGACGGCGACTACATCAGCATCACTAAATCAATGGTCAAGGCCCCAGACCGCTCATGGATCGTCAAGTCCCCGAAAACTCCACGCTCTGTTCGCCGTGTACTGCTTCCGCACTTCGTGGTCGAGCGGATCCATGCACAGGGCTATGTCACCCACCTGCTCCCGTGCAACATTTCAGATCGCTTCTGGAAGACTCAGCTCCGTCTTGGCATCGAGCGCCCCTACTGTTTTCACTCTCTCCGTCACTATTCCGCATCATATCTGCACTCTATCGGTATCCCTGACGCCTACATCATGGAGCGCGGTGGATGGTCCACGCCTCATGTCATGCAGAAAGTGTACCGTCATGCGCTCGCTGATAAGGTCGACCCAATGGCTCTAAAAGCCGTCTCAGCGTTCCAACAAACATTTCAAGTCGAGTAGTCGTGCCAATAGAAAAAGCCCCGCAAAACGCCTAAAATCGACGTTCTACGGGGTATTTTACTGCCGGCAGCGGGGGTCGAACCCGCACAAGGTCGGCTGATATACGTACATATAGCGGAAGCGTGCCAAATTACGTTCCAAAACCAATAAAAAAAAGAGCGGAGCATCAGCCCCGCCCTTATGAAAAAAGTATGCTAGCAGTGACTTTTTCCTCACATTATTAAAGCACCGTTGCCATCATAAATATGATAGCCCGGATAATTCTGCACGCACTTCTTCGCATTGTCAAGCGATGTGAAAGCGCCCTTCTGCGTGTCAGCATCAGCCCATGACTTCCGGACGCGGTACGTCTGAGGCTTGTCATTGTAGATGGTGGTGGATGACAATGAAGCTTTAAACTTGTTCCACTTGTCGGCACTGCCGACGGCGCCCCATCCCGGAACACCCGGGCAATATTTGCCGTTTACATCAAAGTGCCTGATGACGTTCGCCTGCTTGATGCCGTACTCATCCATGAGGTATTTGATCAGGATCCGCGCCGCGTTGATGGTCGCGTCGTAGAAAATCCATTCGCCATTCTGCTTGTGAGTGCAGAGCTCAATGCCGATGCTGTTACCATTTTTGCACTTGCCGAAGAACGTCCCGCCCCTCGATGACTGCCGGCCACCGCCGCAGTGCCATGAATACTGCCCTTTAATGTTCGGGTTGTACTGCCAGATAGCGCCGTCCTGACCAACAAAAAAGTCAGCCGAAGCTGACCGGTTCCCGCCATTGAAGTAGTCGATATTGTTCTTCGCAGTGCCTTCCGCACCCGTGTAATGCACGACGATGTACATTATGGGTTCACTTCTTCTGGACACGTTATAGCCCTTGAAGTTCTTGTTCTGGTTGATCGCCGGCCTTCCGGAAGGGATGGAGGCGGTGGATCCTTTCGCGACTTCCTTCGCGTAGCAGAGCGAATCGAACTGCCACGTCTTGCCGTCGATGGTCGCTGTCTGGTTGCAGTACGCATGACCCATGTTGTGACCGTCACGTGGTTCAAGGTAGAACAGGCCTTTGCGGTTGAGCCATCCTGTGTGCATGTGGCCGTCCTTGTCGTCAAGGAAGTACCAGAAGCCATTATCCTTAATCCATCCGTATTTCAACCATCCATCGCCGTCAAAGTAGTGCCACGCTTCACTCTTGCCGTCCTGTGTCTTGAGCCATGCCCATCCTGTCGGCCAGGACCCGTCCGCATACTGGTACCACATGCCCTTAGTGCCCTTCAGCCATCCCTCGAAGGTCTTGCCGTCGAAAGGCACATCATAGCGCCATACGGAACCATTCTGGTTAATGGTCAGCTTCTTGTTGGCGACGGTCATGGTGATGGCATGGAACGGACGCAGGCAGATGAATCCGTGATCCTTGCAGTACTTAGCGCCCCAGTGACTAAACGTGTCGCCGCCGATTGGCGTGCCATATGCTTCTGCATGGTTGTACCAGCAAATCTTTCCGCCTGATTCCTTCAGCAGGGCACACGGCGTGTTCGTGCAGGCGTTCCCGTGATGCGGAATCTTCCACACGGTAATCTTGCCGGGCTTCGTCTGAAGGTAAGCGTCAAAGGCGTTAATCGTGTCGCCGGTGGTGACATAGCAGAACTGAGGGAAGTAACAGCAAAGCGACGTGTTATTGACCTGATAGTCCACGTTCTCCGACGGTCTTATGCTTCTCCGCCATATCCTGCACTGGATAAGACCGACCTGCACATTGGTCACGGTATCGGCAGCAGGGTACACGATCGGCTTCTTCAGCCTCTGCGCCTGCGCTATCCTCTGCATGGCACGGCTGTAATCATCCCGTGCATCGGAATCCCTCAGCTTCGTAAGGTCTGACGGCGGAGGGCAGTATATCTTGTCTACGATAAGAGAAGAATCAAGCAGAAGCTTCATTCCCCTGTCGTGATCATAATGCCAGTGGCTGAGGATGTAAGTTATATGGGAAATTCCATGCGACTTGCAGAAGCTGATGATCTGATCACAGAGCCAATCTTCGCCGCCGTCTATCACGATGGCGTTCTTGTTGTCGTCATAGATGATTTGCGCATCACCACGACGATAGGCATAGGACTTCTGGGGCATGTACGGGATATAGACGTGGATAGCTGACATTTACTGTTCCCCCTTGTTGTATTCGGATGTGGAGATGTGCAAGCAGACACCTAAGAACGTGTCGATCGCCATGATGGTAGCAGGGACTTCGCCGACATACGGGAATCCCCAAATCTTGCCTAACGTGGCATAGAGCACGGCAAGGGCCGGCAGGATGGTAAGGGCGATTTCTTTCAGAATGTCATATACTTCGTTCGACATCTTAAACATGTTTCCTCACTTTCCGTCATCAGAATCTAAGTGATCAAAGAGGACAGCCACGTCCTTCTCTAGCTTGTAGACCCTGTCAATGACTGAGTTATGTTTGTCCATTTTCTTCTCAAGCTGTTCAAGCCGGTAAGCAATCAGCTTGTTATTCCACACCGATGAGATGATGCACACGATGATTGCGGATGCTGCGCTTATCAGACTGCTGATGATTACTGTGTCCAATGTACTGCCCTCACAAATGAAAAGAGGACACCCGCACGGATGCCCTCGGTTGATATGTTACTTCATCGCCTTTCGCAACCACTCCGCAAAGTGTTGTCTTTCACCGTCAGTCCGCAAACCTCGGTGGGCATTTAAATGGTGCTTTACGATAGTCACGGCACTCCGAATCGAACGGAATATTAAGCACAGTAGTGTATATCTTGCTGAGAACCAAGCACCGTGCGCTTTAAAGGAATTATTCCTCGCTCACCTCTTCGGGTTCGGGTGTCGGTTCGGGTGTTGGTGTCATATCGGGAAATGCTCCGATGCACTCACGCATAATCTGCCGTCCGTCTGCACGCTCCAATGTGACCACCATCATTACACGAGTAGGGTTAGCGTTGGCATAATTGGTGGATAACTGTGCAAGATATGCGGATTTTGCCATGTTCAGTGCCTTTTCCTCGTTGCCGTTTGGATTCTCTTCGGTTGCATCATAGGAACGGCTATCGAAAGTCTTGGGATATGACGGCATCACCGAGTAGATTCCCTCGGGATGTGCGTCTGATGTAACAACCTGTAAACAATTCACTATATAAATCTGTCTCACGGATTTGCTCCTTTCTACCATGCATACCAATCATACTGAGTGCCTGCTTGGAATTTTCCGCCTTGACTTGCAATTAGACCCGCAAATGTTATCTCAGTCCCGTTACGGCTGACTGTTTCTGAAAATTTCTTTGTGGTTGAGCTCGTGAATGTGTTTATGGAACTCGCCATGTTTGACGCATCTGACGATCCACCAAACATCATTTGGGCGACCTCTGTATCAAAGTCATAAAATTTAAGACATAAGCATCTTGCCGTTGGGGTAACATAAGGTAGAACATGTGCCACAATCAAAAAATGTGTCCATCCCGTCTTACCAGTATCTATCGTTGCACCGGCACCAGTTGTTTCTGGAATATACGTTCCGCTGTAAATCTTTGCACTGCCCATACTCAGCATCACTCTCCTTCTTAACTCAATCATGTCCATGCCATCACCGCCCCATAGATTCCGTCTAAGATGTTAATCTCATAAGTGGTATCCGCTTCTGCCACAAATGCTCCATCGGGAAATTTAACTGTACTAGGCAGAGTAACCACTGTCGGAGTAGACCCACTCGTAAACACCACGTCGCAGATGCCTGTCTGTGACGGTGTGAAATCCAGTGTTGCGACTTCTCCGCAGATATAACGATAATCTGCCTGTGCAGTAATCGTGGGAGTTGTGCCTGACACGTTGACCGTAACCATGCCGTTGTGACCGTCCATCACATCAGCCGTCTCCGTTCCATCCGCATCAGTTATCGTAATCCTGTTACCGCCTGTGATGGGAGTTATGGTGACAGTAGGCGAAACTCCATCTGTTCCGTCCGTACCATCCTCGACCTGTGCACTTGTCGTACCTGTCTTGTCGGTGATGGTGATTGTTGCGGTCTTGCCCGATTTGCTGACGGATGCAGTCGGGGAATATCCATCGTCACCGTCGATGCCGTTCGTGCCTTTGGGGATGCCAAACGACATAACCCCT